CGAAGCTTTGCCGGATATTCTTGCCGACACTTTTGACGTTAGCGAAGCCCCCGCCCCGAAGCCCCGCAAAGTGGGCCGACGAAAACCGGATTCTGCCAAAAGGAAACGCCGAACCCGGCCCGTGGCAAAGTGACCGCACGCCGTACATGGTGCCAATTTGTGAAGCAATAAATGACGGCGTTTACGAAAAAATTATTTTGTGCTGCGGTTCGCAAATGGGAAAAACGGAAGCGATGTTAAACACCATTGGGCACAGGCTTGACGACGACCCGGTGCCAATGCTTTACATCGCGCCAACCAAATCGTTTATTGAAAAAGTTTTTGAACCCCGCTATGTGGCAATGGTTGACCAGTGCGAAACGCTGCGTCTTCAGAAGAAACCCGGCAAGCGTGAACAGAAAACGCAAAAGGAAATTGCCGGTGTGAAGGTTCGCATGGCGTGGTCAGGCAGCCCGACTGAACTGGCTGGCGACCCGGCGTGCAAAGTCTTCGTTGACGAACGTGACCGTATGGACGACAGCGTTGGTGGCGAAGGCGACCCGGTGACGTTGGCCGACGCAAGACACGACACTTACCCTGACGGCCAAACGATTGTTACGAGTACACCGACAATGGGAACCATTGACACGTTCATTGACGAAGAAACAAATCTTGAATTTTGGGGCAAGGGCGACGAAGTGCCTAGCGCGACATGGCGACTTTTTCAAGAAGGCACCGGCTTTCATTGGGCGTGCCCGTGCCCGCACTGTGCTGACATGTTTATACCGCGCTTCAAACAATTGGTTTGGGGTGAAAAACTGACACCGCAGCAAGTTAAAGAAAGTGTGCAAATGCTTTGCCCGAATTGCGGCGTACTGATTGACCAACAATTTAAAGACGAAATGAACGCGGGCGGTAGGTTCATTGCGCCGGGGCAGTGGTTTGACGACGACAACCAAGTGCAGGGTTCGCCCCCGGCTTCAAGCACTGCGTCGTTTTGGGTTTCTGGTTTAATGTCGCCGTGGAAAACTTGGGGTGACAGGGCGTATGCGTTTTTGAATGCGGTCAAGACCGGCGACGCTGACAGAATTCAGGCGGTCATTAATACGGGCATGGGCGAACTTTACAGTGTGAAAGGCGAAGCGCCTGAAGTTGAAAAAGTCAAAGGGCTGAAGCTTGGTTATAAATCCGGCGAAGTTCCTACCGCCGCGCTTAAAATAATTTTGTCTGTTGACGTTCAGAAACGCGGGCTTTATTACGTCGTGCGTGCTTGGGGTGCTGACCTTGAAAGTTGGAAAATTGAAAGCGGGTATTTGGTCGGTGACACTGACGGCACAACCGTTTGGAAAGACCTAGCGAAGTTTAAAGATTTTCATTACGGGTCGTTGCCGGTTGAACGTTGCTTGATTGATAGCGGTTATCACACACAGTTTGTTTACGCTTTCTGTCGCAAGTTTAAAGCGTGGGCATTTCCAACGAAAGGCCGCGACACGATTGAAAGCAAACCGCTGCAAATGGGCAAGGTAGATATTGGCACCAACAGCGGCAAAGTTCTTGCGGGCGGGCTGGCCGTGCTGCATGTCAACACAGATTATTTTAAGCGTTGGATTCACGAACGCGTTGAACGTGAACCCGGTTTGCCGGGGGGCTTTCATTTGCCCGAAGACGTTAGCGACGACTATTGCAAGCAACTGGTTTCCGAAGCCCGAATTGTTAAACCAAGTGGCAAGGTTGTTTGGGTTCGAATCTTTAAGGACAACCATTATTTTGATTGCGAAGTTTTGCAAGTCGCGGGCGCGTATTCGTTGAACCTTCAGCAAGTTACCGCCGAACAGTTGCAAGCACAGGTAAATGCCCGTAAAGTCAAAACTCAAGCGGCTGTTAAACAGCGCGAAGGGAAAAAGGGCGACCCATTTCGCAAGCAACGCCGCCGCCCCGCAGGCCGTGGTGGCGGTTGGTTTAGCAAATAAGGCGTTGAAAAATGTCAACATTCCGTTCTGAAGCTGAAATTCAAGCTGACTTAACACTATGGTACAACGCGCGCAGCGCCGCCAGTGCCGGAAAATCATTAACAATTTCTACAAGCGCCGGTTCGCGCACCGTCAGCCAACACGACCTTGAAGACATTAATTCAACAATCGCGCAATTGCAGCGTGAATTGTTGTCGTGTCAGACGGCCAGCGGCGGCAAGGGGCTTCACAATTTCGCGGTTGCGAACTTCAATAATGACAGGGAAAACCGCCGATGAATTTAAACAAAGAAACGCCTGCTAAACTTGTTAGCAGGCAAAGCGGTTTTGATAAATTCCTTTTACGCGTTGCCCCCCGCTTTGCAGCAAAGCGCGAACAATCCCGCCTTCAATACGCTGCCAACAAACGTGCGTATGAGGCAATAGAGTTAACCCGGTTGCGGCGAGAACGCAACGACGCGCGTTCAGCGGATCAAATTAATAGTGTGTCCGTTGACCGTCTGCGATTTCAAGCGCGCAGCTTAGACGAAAATCACGACCTTGCACGGTCTGTCTTGAACACGCTTGTCAGCAATATCGTCGGAACCGGGTTGCTTACTTTTCCAATGGTTAAAGACCGCAACGGCGATTTGCTTGAAGACGCCAACGTGCAATTAAGCAAACTTTGGGTTGACTGGTCGAAGCGCCCCGAAGTGACACAAGAACATAATTGGCAAAAATGCCAGCAACTTGCGGTGCGTTCGTGGTTTCGTGACGGCGAAATTTTTACGCAAATGCTTCGGGGGATTGTTAGTGAATTGGATCATGGCAGCGAAGTCATGTTTTCGATTGAACAAATGGAAGCGGATTTTTGCCCGCTTTTATTTAATAACGCTGGCAACGGTATTCGGCAGGGAATTCAAAAAAATATTTGGGGGCAGCCGCAGAACTATTTTTTCTTTAAAGACTATCCGACTGAAGGGCCGGGGGATTCAGTTTTTCTTGGCTTAACAGGGCAGTCAAGTTTCAGCGTCGCGTTGACTGACTTGAATGAAATGAAAGCCGAAAACATTTTGCATTTAAAGCATGTTGACCGCGTTCGTCAATCGCGCGGCGTGTCATTGTTTGCAAGTTTCTTTGCGCGGCTTGACGACTTAAAAGAATATGAAGAAAGCGAACGGGTTGCCGCGCGCATTGGCGCAGCGTTTGCGTTTGCAATTACAAAAGCGATTGATACCCCCGGCGTGCTGCCGTCTTCAGCGGACGCGTTTCGTGAAATGGATTTAGCCCCCGGCATTATTGCAGACACGCTGCAACCGGGTGAAAAAGTTGAAAGCCTGAAAAACGAACGGCCTGACAATAAGCTTGAACAGTTCAGAAAGAATCAACTGAAGGCAATTGCGGGCGGTGCTAACGCGGGTTATTCAGAAATTGCGCGTGATTTTGAAGGGTCATATTCGTCGCAGCGTCAAGAACTGGTTTCAATGTCGCGCGTGTACCGTGCAATTCGTGGTGAATTCATTAACGTTTACGTTCAACCGATTTGGCAAAATTTTGTTGCAGTCGCTTTTGCGCAAGGTTTAATTAATTTGCAAGGCGCGGACATGTTGACAATGTTCGACGCAAAACATTTGGGCCTTGGCACGCCATACATTGAACCGCAACGCGAAACTGAAGCGGCGATTAAAAGAGTTCAAGGCGGCTTTACTTCGCGCACGCAGGAAATTCTTGAACGCGGCGACGACCCGCGCGAAGTGCAACGCACCATTGAAAGGGAAAGGGAAAATGACGCTGAAGCGGGGCTTGTGTTTAGCACTGATTTTGCTGCTACTTTGGGTAATTCTGATAGCAGTCCCGGCGCTGATACAGGGGGCGAAAATGATGTAACGCCGCCTGCCGACGCTGACGACGCAGACGACGACGACACTGAACGCAGCATTATAGATTTTGAAGTTGGCGGTGTTTATCGTTTGGCTGACGGCGCGCTGCACGTTTACACGATTGACGGTTTTCAACCTTACAGTGGGCGGGTTGTAAATGAATGATAAAAAAATCAAAGTTGAAAAAGTTGGCAAAGTTCCCGGCAGCGCGCGCGAACTTACGCTTAACGACGATTTTGTTAATGAAATAAAAGAACACCTTGAAACCGTGCCGTCGTTAGTTGGTGCGCGCGGGCAACGTGGCGCTGACGGCGAACCGGGGCGGCGCGGTCGTCGCGGCCTTAAAGGTGAAACCGGCGAAACCGGCGACCACGGCGTTGACGGTAGAACTGGCGACGAAGGCGTTGAAGGTAAAGACGGCGCGATTGGTAAAACCGGGCGGCAAGGTGAGATTGGGCCGCAAGGTGTGAAAGGCGACAAGGGCGACACAGGCGACACAGGCCCGAAAGGTGCGAAAGGCGACAAGGGCGAACAGGGCCGCACTGGTCCCGCTGGCGGTCGCGGCGGTGCGGGTAAAAGCGCGAACCCCGGCTTTAGCGAAATTGTTTTAAACGGCACCAACCTTGAATTCAATCGTGACAAGGCAGGGCCGCTTGGCCCCGACATAAGCGTTGATTTGTCGTCACTGATAACGCCGAGTTTTCAAGGTTTAGGTGCGTGGCGTTACCGAACCGAAACCAGCACGCCCCCGGCAGCCGGTCAGTTGCGTTTTGACAATGCGGACCCCGGCCTTGCAACTGAACTTTATTTACACGACAGCAACGCCGCCGCCGTTGACCTTTCAAACTTTCTTGGGTTAATTGAAGTTGGCGACACATTATATTTTCAAGATTCAAGCGACGCGACTAAATTTATTGTTGTTGAAGTCGGTTCAACAACTGACAGCGGAACTTTTTTCACATTTGGAATCGCGGCAATTGCAACGCAAGGCGGCGCGATTGCTCAAAACACTTTAACAAGGGTCGTTGCAATTATTGCAGGCGGCGGCGGCGGTGTGGCGGTTGCCAATAATGCTGTGCAAGCACGACGCACGACCAATTTAACTTTAACAACTGCATTTGTTGATGTGACACTTGATGCAACCGACATTGAAACTGACGACGCGGTTATTGAACACGACGCGGTTACTGACCGGATTGTTGCAAAAATTGCGGGCACCTATGAAATTTTTTATCAGTTCAATATTCAGACAGTGACCGCACAAAATTCGACAATAGCGGTTGACGGCAGAGTTCGTTTAAATGACGGCGGCACAGGCATTGTTGGTTCACTTGCGCAATGCAATGCTAAACGTCAACATGGCGGCCCGCTTCCCGGTCATTTAAGTTGCAAGTTTATTGCCACTTTATCGGCCAGCGATTTTATTACGTTGCAAGTGCAGAAAACTGATTTGCAGAATGCCGAAGCATATTTTATTAATGAAACGTCCTTGCAAATAACAAGGTTAATTTAATGGCGAAAGTAGTCGTAACAGATACACAGGATTGGCGCAAGATTGCAGAACTTGCAGGCGGCGACCCGACGTTAATAATGTTTGCCCCGGCGACAAGTGAACTTGAAGTTGCTGACGTTACACAAAGCGCGCTTGATACGGCGCTTGCGGCCTATATTGCGGACCAAACAAACATTGACGCAGCAACGGCGGCAGCGATTGAAGCGGCACAAAAGGAAACGGCCAAAGAAGAATTTGACGCGCAAAAAGTTATGGTTGCGTTTGCACGCTTGCTTATTAAAGAATTAAACGAATTGCGGGCGTTGCATGGGCTGCCTGACAGAACCTTTACACAACTGCGAAATGCAATGCGAAACGAAATTGACACAGGTTAGTTAACAGACCTAGAATACGGCCCCTGAGCGATTGAGCGAATTCAGGGTTAAGAAAATTTTTGCGAGGGTTGGAGCATGAAGACTACACGGCAGCGAATCGAAGGTATGCTTTACAGGGAAGTTCATTTCAGAACTGAAGGCATTCTTGACGAAGACGAACGCCGCGTTAAAATTTCTATTTCGTCGGAAACGCCGGTAATTCGGCGCAGCTTTTTCAGCGACCCTTGGGTTGAAGTTCTTGGGCATAAACGCGGCGAACCTAACCTTGCACGCATGAATGACGGTGCAAGCGTTCACTATAACCATTCCCGCGACCGCGCCGACCGCATTGGCGTTGTTGAATCTGTCAAGCTTGTGACGATTAAAGACGGTCAGCGCGCCGAAGGTAAAGACAACAAAATGCGTCGCCTTGAAGGCGTCGTGAGAATTTCAAAACGTGAAAGCGTTGACGATATTTGGACAGATATTGTTGACGGCGTTTTAAGAAATATTTCTGTTGGTTATACAGTTGACGAACGGAAATTAACCCGCGAAAGCGGAACGGGCGACCCTGACGAATTCAGAATTACGTCATGGACACCAATGGAAGTTAGCTTTGTGGACATCCCTGCCGACCCTTCGGTTGGCGTTGGTCGCAACGAACAAGGCGAATTGCAATATCGCGTACTTGAAATTGAACCTGAAAAGGAAACCCAAAAAATGTTTAGATATGACGCAAACGGCAATCCTTTACCGGATACGCCGGAAGCACGCGCCGCAATTCTTGCTGGCACGGCAACTAAAGAAGACGGTGCGCCTTATGTACCGACTGACGAAGTTCGTGCCGCTTGCAAAGTTGCGCCTGCCCCTGCCCCTGTTGTGCCAATTACACCGGCACCGACAGCGCCCGCAGTTGACGAAGCCGCGCTTCGTGCTGAAGGTGTTGCGGCAGAACAAACGCGCGTTAAAGAAATTAACGCAATCTTTGAACCTTTCGGTGATACACACGAAGCGGTTCGCGCCGCTGCGGTTGCAGACCCGAAACAAACCGTTGACGGCACGCGGCAAACGCTGTTGGTTGAACTTGGCAAGGATTCAACGCCCGGTCAGACTGGCGACGCGTTGCGCATTCAGTCAGGCGAAGACGGCGCTGAAAAATTTGTTCGTGGCGCTGGCCTTGCGTTGGAACTGCGCGCGGGTACGATAAGCGACGAAGACCGCAAAGGCTTTGACAATAGCTTTGGCGGGTTTTCGCTTGTCGAACTTGCACGGCACGCGTTGGCAATTGAGAATATCAACACTTCTCAAATGTCGCGCATGGAACTTGTCGGGCGTGCGTTTACGTCGTCAGACTTTCCGTTGATTCTTGCGAATCAGGCAAACAAGTCAATGCTGAAAGGTTACGACGAAGCGCCTGAAACGTGGAACGTTTGGGCACAGACTGGCAACTTGTCTGACTTCAAACAGGCAAGTCGTGTGAACCTGTCAACGTTTAACAATCTTGACCTTGTTAGCGAAGACGGTGAATACAAGTACGGCCAGTTCAGCGAGAACGGCGAGAACATTCAGCTTGCCACTTACGGCAAACTGTTTGCGATTTCGCGGCAAGCGATTATCAATGACGACTTGGGAATGTTTACAAGAATTCCGTCGTCAATGGGTCGCGCCGCAAGTCGCACCGTCGGCAATATCGCTTACGGCGTAATCACTTCGAACCCGTTAATGTCTGACGGCCTTGCGCTGTTCAGCGGCACGGCAATCGGAACTGACCACGGCAACCTGAACCTTGGCGGCGCTGCCGCGATTTCTGCGGTCAGTGTTGGTTTGGCACGTCAAGGTATGGCGCGACAAACTGACAGCGCAGCGAACGCGGTCGGGCTTAACATTCGTCCGTCATTCCTGATTGTGCCGCTGTCGCTTGAAGACACTGCGAACGTGTTAATGGCTTCAGAGTTCGACCCGGCTGACGGCACCAACAACAACCGTGCGCCTAACCCGGCACGCGGCACGTTGCAAGTTGTCAGCGACGCAAGGCTTGACGCCGACAGTTCGACGCGTTGGTATGAATCAGCGAGTCAACAGTTCGACACGATTGAAGTTGCGTTTCTTGACGGCAACCAAGCCCCGACCCTTGAACAGCAAGCGGGTTGGGCAATTGACGGTACGGAATTCAAGGTGCGGATTGATGTTGCTGCCGCGCCGATGGATTTCCGCACATGGCAGCGTAACGACGGCGCGTAAGTAACCGCGCAAAAAGAGTAAGGGCGTAATTCTGCGCCAAAGGTTGCCGGGGCTTCGCGTGGCCCCGGCAATTCTGAATTCCAACGTTAAACAAAACGAAGGGGTATTGTCATGCGAAATTTAGTAAGTGACGGCAAGCGAATTAATTTAACGCTTGCTGCGGCCATTCTAAGCGGCAACGCTTTGCAGATTGGCGACATGCTTGGTGTTGCGTCGGTTGACGGCGAAATTGGTGACAACATTGCTTTTGCAATTCGACAGGTTTACGAATTGCCAAAGGCAACCGCAGTTATAATTGCTGCGGGCGAAAGCGTCAATTGGGATGCTTCAGCGAACGGCGGCCTTGGTGAAATTACCAACGTTGCAACGGCGGGGGTTGGTGATGTAACTGCCTTGGGTGTTGCAATGGAAGCTGTCGGCGCTGGCC